AGAGTTTCAGCAGCAAAACGGCTTGAATCACTTGATGCTGTTATTTTCCAGATAGTGTTATTACCAGCATTTGATGCTCCAGTAATTCTAAAGTAAGCATTTTCTTCTGTATTGAAATCCAATCCTTCTGGATTTTGCACTGAATTAACAGGAGTAAATGAGAAGCCAGTAAGAATAAAGTTTGCACTATCTTGGTTAGCATTACCTGATGCAGTACCAACATCAGCAATTTGAATAGATGTACCCGTATATTCTCTTGTGTAAGAATAATATGGGAACACTTTAGCATTTGCACTGTCACTCAGAATTTCATTAGAGAAAGAAATACTGACACCAGATGAGAATGGGAACGAATATAACGTTCCATTATCAGCACGCAACTGAGTATTGTTAATATCATCAGTGTTAATGTTGATGATAGCAGTACCAGTAGCAGTACCTGATTGATCCAAGTTTGTTGCTAACTTAGTTGTTAATGTTGGTCCAACATATGCCAACAATTCGTCAGACAGTTTACCATTCTTGACAGTACCAGCTGCAAATTCTATATCAGAATCCTGTCGCAGTTTATACTGTACCCAAGAATAAAGTTCGGCATTTGTAAGCGCAGAAGATGCATCCACACCACTTTGTGAGGTAATCTTAATACCAAAGTTTTGAGGACCACCAAGAATATCTTGAGTATATCCAAAGGTATTTGATGCTTCTGATGCTGCGAGATATTCAATAGAAGGACCATGAGTCCAACTATACTTATTTTCTGCTGCACCTGTACCTGATGTGTCATTTGCTTCAATTGTTGCATCACTAATCGTAGCATTAAGGTCATCACCTTCAACAAGCGGGAATCGCTGAGTATTATAAGGCAATGTAGAACCGCCAGTTAAACCAATCTGGATTGTATCCTGCTGATTATACGTTTTACCTTCTTGACGAATAAACAAACGGACAACATTAGATGTGTAATCATAGGCAGCAGAATCAACCAGCTGAATAGCTTGGTTAACTGGACCAGGGAAATTAAAGTTAAATGGTCCAGCTACTGGTGCACCAGTAGAGTTATTAAATACACCATAATATGCAAAATCTTGATCGCCAGCATCATCTTGGTTCTGATCACCGTCTATATTACCAAGTGATATAATACCAAGATATTGACGCTTCAATGTTGAATTATCAGTAGCGTATTCTCTCCAACCAGCAGTACGCAAAAGGTTTCGAGAAGAATCCTCAGCAGGTGCCCATCCATAGCGGAATTCGAATTGCTCTGGCGTAATAGCAATCATAGGGAATGGATATGCGATCAGATCCTTTCCATTTGGATCATCTTTCCATTCTTGCTTGAGGAACGAGTACAGTGCTTGTCCAGTTACACCAGTATTATCCAATACTGGCCCTTTGTTGGCGTTACCACTTGCCTCGTTGTTACGAATCTTAATAGTACGATTCGCTGTGTCTATGTAGATGTTTTGAGCAGAATCAACTGATGCGTCTCTCAAACCATCTGGATCTATAATTGTTGCCATGGAGATCTCCTATTAAACTTTTTTATTGGCAATTGTTGCTTGCTATAGCAATACTATTTATAATTATGAATATGTGAATGTTAGCCTATCATCCCAAATTTTAGTAAAATCAGATGTACCATCTGCCCACAATATATTATAGTCATCACCAACCTCTTCAATTCTTTTCACCCTCCAAACAGAATCAGAAGTAGCAGATCCTGGTAATGCTTCACCAATATAAATGTAAGAACCTTCAGTGTCTATCAGCTTGTTATACTGCACTTCTAAATCTACCTTTATTCTTTGTAATACAGTTGACAGCTGTGTTACTATAAATTTTTTCTTTACAGGATCGTAAATTAAAACACTATCTTCTTCTACTTCAGATATTTTCTTATATTCAACATCAGCATTATCAAGTATTTTATTACTACCACCGCCACCAATAGAAGCAAGCGATTTATTTACATTACTCTGCCAAGCAGAAAATTCTTTTGTAAATTTTTCTACAACAGGAGTTACATCGGGTAAATCACCTTTTGGTCCTTGAGGACCAGTATCACCCTTTTCTCCTTTATCCCCTTTTGGACCACGCAATCCTTGTGGTCCAGGAATACCTTGAGGTCCAACTGGTCCTTGTTCTCCAAGAAACCCTTGTGGTCCCTGATCGCCTTTAGGACCACGGATCTGCGATATCCTTGCTTCTACATAAGCAGTTATTACAGCAAGAAGTCCCTTATCCATAATATATTATTTCCCGTTTTTCAAGTATTCTTTAACGGTCTCCATCAATTCAATATTGGCTATTGTCTGTTGATGTTCAATACTTTCTTTTTGTTCTTGATCTTCTTCTTGACCATCTTGCATTTGTTGCTGATAGAATGGCTGTTGCTGTTGATGAGCAGAAATATCGGCTATATCGCCTTCGCTCTTCTCAGCTTCCATTTGTTTTTCCATTTCAGTAATTTCATCTTCAGACATTTTAAGAACGTTTTTCATGACCCATTCTTTAGAGAAAAATTGACCAATATAATTAGAAACTTGATCTACATTTTGTAACCTTTCTCTAAGAATTTCTATATCTTTTAATTCTGTATAATGATTATCTTTTTGATAATCTATAGTAATGTCATATTTAAAATCAGCCCAATCTTCTTCTGTTATGATTCCTTTGAGGATAAGCTGTTTCTTGAGAATATTAGTAAACAACTTGGAGAATCTAAGTCGAAGTCTATCAACAAACTTCTGGAACTTGATTTCATCTCTCGAAACTTCTGTAGCTCTACCAAGAGAATATTGTGTCTCTTGCTCAAGTCTTTGTAGAGGAACATTTAGCGAGCGATAAAGTTTTTTCTTGAAGTATAAAATATCTTCAATCTCTCCAAGGTTTTGGCCACCTGGAAGTGTAGATATCTCAGTTCCTCTTCCACCTTCTTTTCTAGGTAACCAGAAATCTTCAAGCATAGACATATGCTTTCGATCATCTTTTAATTCGCCTGTATTCGCATCGTATACTAACTTGTTACGATATCTTGACATAATGCTCTGCATATATTCTTCAGCTTTGCCTCTAGGCAAATTGCCAACATCAATGTAGAACATTCTTCTTTCAGGTGCTCTTGCAAGTCTATAAATTACAAGAGAATCTTCCATCATCCTCAATTGGTTGACGGGTTTAATTGCTTTATGAAGATGAGATAATACTTTCTTTTTATTTTCGTCAAGTAAACCCGAAGTCACATAGCTCACAGAGTCAGCTGATAGCTTAACTCCTGTATTATTGTTTATAGTATTAGTTCCCTTTCCTGGTTTATCTTGGAAAATATAAAATTCTTCAACACTATCTACTAAGTTTGCACCAGTAGCTGGGTCTTTTTTATGCTTTACATTTTTAACTTTTCTGATTTTCGTAGAATCAACATAACGTACTTCTTTGATTCCAGCTTTCATATTTCTTTCATCAACAATTAGATGATGATAAATTCTGCCATCAATATACCAAGACTTGAAAATATCATGACCATTTTCATTGAAGTTTAAAAGATTACAAACAGTTCTAAATTCTTCTTTAATTTTTTTCTTAATCGATTCTGTTACTTCAACTCTGTCGAGGTTTATCTCGACAGCAGTTTGATTGTCATCATATATAATTGATTCGTTGACAATCTCTTCTACCGCAGCATCACACTCTGGATGTTGTGCGATATTACGATATTTTAAAATTAATTCTTGATTATCTTTAGAGTTACCTGTTCCATCAATATCTACATAATGACCATAATAATGAGCTGCTGCGGTAACATATCCTGCACCATCATCATCTGTAGGAGGAACAACTGAAGCTGCTTTCAAAGGCTCAGTTTTCTTTGACCTTTTAATCTCAAATCCAAATAGTTTTAATCCGTCATCAGCCATATTGGTTTCCTATATTGAATAAACGTGGGGCAGGAAACCCACCCCACGCTATTATATAGTCAAGGAATAATATCCTTAACTTGTTCCACCATCAGTCGTATCAGAAGTCCAGTAATCATATTCGATTGTTACCTGGAATTCTTCAATCGTATCAGTCTGATCGTAAGAAACTTCAATTGGTGCTACAATTGATGGCCAAGCATTTACAAACTTGTAAGTCTTGACTTCTGTGCCTGTACGATCAAGCTGCTTTACTGACATCTGCCCTTGATAAGATGTATAATCTTGCAGACCAGTATTACCTTTGTGCTGATTGAGTTCACTCAACCAACGCTCAAATGCATTACGGATTGCAAAGTCAGTATCGTTGATGATAGTGATTGTCCAAGGTTCAAATGTGCGGTCACCAGCAAGTTTTACTTGACGACCACGGAACGGTACAACGACTGTTCCGATAGTTGATCCTGGAAGTTGGGCACCTTTACACAAAAACGAAGTAGTTTCTGTGTCGCCCCCACCGAGCTTATACTGGATTTCTGCTTTGAAGAGATTAGCTCTTGCACCGCCACCAGTGATATTGCCCTTAAATTGTTCGACATCCATGATTGCCATTGTTGATATCTCCTTTTAGCGGCTATTAAAACTGAACTCGACCGACAATCTCTTCAAAATCCACTCCAGTGCGAACAGCAACGAAGTTAAGAGTAATGAAGTTGATTGAACGAGCAGGTTTGATGAACATAGTCGCAACGAACTCGTTTCGGTCAATGACTTCAGGAGTATTGTTACGCTCGTCACACTGTACGAAGAAGTCTTGAATACCGCGCTTCGCCTGAATCTCTCTCAAGAGAGGTTCAACAATCGCAACGAATTCTGCACGAGTAAACTCATCGTTGAACTCAAACAGGAAGTTGCGAGATGCTTGCGCAATAGACTTCTCGATAGCGAGGAACAATCTACGAACATTAATGCGATCAAACGCAGATGGACGTGATTGTTTGGTCTTATCGCCGAACAGAATAATGCCTTGAGCTGGGAATTGTACAATTGGATTTACACCTTTCTTATACAGTTCGTCACGCTCTGCTTTTGTTGGAGAATAAACAGGAGCTGTAACGCCGACATATTGTCCGCGACGCTCACCCGCTGGTGACCACCATGGTCCATAGTTATAATCAGTAGCAGCCATCAATCCAGCAGTGCTTGAAGCAGCTGGAATATAGATGTACTGATCATTATACTTATCGTATACCTTGAAGTAGTTATTATCCACAATCAAGTAATTAGAAGCAGTAAACTTATTAGTTGTAGCAAGAGTATCGTTTACTTTGTCTTGCGAAGTAACAACTGCATTTCTGTTAGGAGAAGTTACGACAACACAATCCTTACGAATACGCTCTGCAATACCAACAAGATCATTTACTACGGTAACTTGTGCGTCTGATGCTGTCATCCCTGGAGCGACAAGAATTTGAACGTCTACAGTTTCAACGTCTTCAAACTCATCAAATGCTGATTGGTAATCACCAGCGTCAAGTTCTCCACCATCTGCTCCACCATCGAATGACAAAGAATAAGCTTCATCAGAATCTGCTGTTACGCCTTTTCCACCAACCAATGTGACTCCAATAGATGGTGTTGCACCCCAATCAGTTCCAACGAATGCTGAACTATCAAACGCTCCAAACCATACATAGTTTGATCCGAGATTCAATACTTCTTTAATATAGTTCGCGCCACCGTCTACAGTTCTTGCGCCTTTAAATACTGAGGTATAAGAGAATGTTTCAAGAACAGAACCTTTATTACCTGACAACAAACCTTCTTCGTCGACAACTACCATATGAACTTCGTCTGCTAATACTGTTCCAGCAGCAGTTTCTTGAGCCCATGTACTGGTTCCTGGGGGACCGTCAAAATAAGATTGATATTCCCAAGCATTAAAATCTGCTGCTATAGCGGAATCCAGTGCTGCGACAGCAGAATCAAGTGTATTATGTTTCAGAAACGATCCGTCTTTAGTAACAGAAGTAGCTGAAACTATATGAGCTGAGTCGAATCCAAAAACACTAATTTTTAAAGTGTTGCCGATTTCTCCTGGATATTTTGCAAATGCAAATCCGTCAGCTGCAACGAAAGTAGAAGCATCATAATCGGCTTCGTTATCTGTTGTGTTGTTTGATTTACCTGATGGAGATGCATTTAAAGCTGTGCCGTCATGTTGACGACATACAATAAGTCCATCAGAGTATTGAAGAAACTTTTGAGCTGAGAAATAATCTACAGCCATATCTGGGTCTGGTGTACCGTATTTTTCAGCGAGTTCGCCTTCGTTTGGTACACGTCTTGGATCCAATACTGGACCCCATTTAAATCGACCTACAAAACCAGTGAGAGAAGTTTCGACATTTGGCGCTACACCAGTGAGGTCAAACTCTCTTACTACAATTGCGGGTGACAGTGATGGTGATGTTAATGCCATGATTGCCTTCCTTGTTTAGACTAATTATAAGAGTTCATAATACGGAGTTTTTCAATCAAGTATATTTATATTTATAGGTTTTTTACCAATCTTCGACAGTTAATTGTACACTGCCTTCTTCGTCAATGAACTCCCTCATAGACCATGGATCGTCAGGTTTTACAGGAAGGATTTCTTCGTCACCATTGTTAATAAAACCAAATGGTGGAATATCTGCTTCAATCTCTGCTGTTCTTTGTTCAAACATCATTTTCTTTATATTGATGTCAGTCATCTCAGAGAAATAATTTGTAGAAACAAAGTAACCAAACATAACTAAGTTCATTACAATATCATCATTATTTCCATCAGATGCTTCCCATGATTGACCCTTTGCTTCAAATGTTGATATTTCTAAAATGGTTTCTTCATCAAATACTTCTAGCTTATTTTCTTCAAGCAGATCTTTAAATCCTGAACAACCAATACGTTTTGTACGCCTAGTCATTTCAATACCAATACCAGAAGATTTAGTTGCTGAAGACAAATGTGTATTTTCGTATTCTTTTTCGTGATATAAACCATTACAAACTAATTGCCCAGCATCATTTGATTCAATAATAACATATGCTTGATTGTAGAGATTAGCATACTTATAGATAATATCAGGGAAGAGTATTGGAGAAATAGTATTATTCCGATACACAGCAACCTGTTTAAAAGGTCTATCGCTAATGTCGATTATAGAAAAAGTAGAATAGTCCTGTCCTCTTCCTTTTGCTACATCAACAGTCATAACATACTGGTGTTTTTTGTGCACCTCATCATAAATTTTTAGATCTCCAGATTCGAGGTATCTTATTGGCTGATGTGCACGCAAATTAAGTAATGTCTCTGCTCTTATAAGAGTATTTCCTGTTCCGAAGAACGTATTTCCAAATTCTTGATCGAACTGTAACTGAGATGTGTTAGCGATGGTTTCATCTTTCCACTTCTCATCACGTCCTGGAACATCCCACCAGTCTACACGAAATGATTTATACTCGTTAGTACCTTGTACAGCACCTTCCCATATCTTATGATATGTATTTC